GTCCATCGCGTGACGCGCCAGCGCCTGAACCGCCAGTTGCTCATCCGTCTTGCTGATCCCCGCTTTACCGAAGAAAGCAGCCAGGCCAAACCGTGCGCGGCTGCTGGTGGTGCCGATGGCAGCCATAACATCAGTGCCGGTTATCCGATCCGGAGAGGTTCCTTTCACGCTGTCGCTGATGTGCATACCCTGAGGGCTGAAATGTTTAAGTGATGCTTCCAGTTTCATTATGCGGCCCTCTCGATTGAAGAAATTAAAATCTGCCCGGTTTCACCCCAGACCTTAGTGACGCGAAAGTCCCAGATATGCGCATCATCACCGAATAAGGCATCCATCAGCGCTTTAATCATGTTGTCGGCGTCTGGTTTCTGCTGGTGGGCCTGCCCTTTCATGGTGGTGCGTTTCTTCTGGCTCCAGCTTTTTGGCATTGGCAGAACGAATGTGATGTGGCTACCCGCTTCCGGCATAACAACCTTGTTCAGCCTGACCTCATCACAGAACGCCCGGTAACGCATAACTACTGGTCGCGTTTTCCATTTGTCGGCCCGGGTCATTCGGGGCTTGCCCATCGGGGTAATATTAAAAATCTGCATGGCCAGTCTGATTACCTTTTGAATAGCGTCGTGGTTGTGATTTAGGCATCGGTGCTGATTTTCGTTTTGCTTCTTCCTGGTCGATCGGCAGGAAATGCCCGTTGTAGAAGCGCCGATATACCGTCCCAAGAACACCGTTGCGCTGTTTGGTGATGTTGATTTCCGCAATCCCCTTTGCAGGAGATTCAGGGTTATAGACTTCGTCGCGATAGAGCATCATGATGATGTCAGCGTCCTGCTCGATTTCGCCGGAGTTCTTCAGGTCTGAGTTCATAGGGCGCTTGTTCGGCCTGGATTCAACACCACGCGAAAGCTGACTCAAAGCTAAAACAGGTGTCCGGTTTGTTTTGGCGAGTCGCTTTAGCCCCTTCGACAGCTCACCTACAGCCAGGTCATAGCGCGCCGTACTCTGAATCTTAATGAGTAACAGATAATCGATAACTACCAGCGCGGTTTCAGGATGAGCAATCTGATGACTGGTTGCCGTTTGCTGGATCTGTTCAAGCGTCAGATCTGTGGCATCGACCATCCAGATATTGCGCCCGGTAAGATGCCCGATACCTGTAGATAACCTTGCCCAGTCTTCATCTTCAAACTTCGCGGCCTCTTTGAGCCTGGACACTGACATGCCACCAGCAGCAGATACCATTCGCTCGCCAATCTGGATGTTGGCCATCTCCATGCTGAAAAACAGTACGCCATGCCCCTGCTCTGATACTTTATCGATAATGTCCAGGGCAAACTCGGTTTTCCCCATCGACGGACGGGCGGCAATGAAGACCAGATCTGTCGGTTCAATGCCACCGGTTTTTACGTCCAGTTCTTCAATACCGGTCATCAGAGGTTTGGCCTCTTCTAGCCCCTGATTTCTTGCGTCTACCCGGTCAATTACCGCAGGTAAAATTTCATCAATATGCACAGGTTGAACGGTATCAGGAGTGAGTGAGATTGCAGCCATAGCCCCCTGTGCGGCCTTCAACGCTTCGACTGCGTTATCACCATTGGCAGCATTGCGAATGCCAGCCAGCGCCGTCTCAATTACAGCCTCAGCGTCACGAACGGCAGCGTTACGTTCCAGAGTGGAGACGTAATACGTCAGCGCTGATTTAGCCCAGGCGATACGACTTGATTCGAGTATCGTTGCGCTGTGTTCTGGCATGGCCTCACAAAGCAACAGCGGATCTATCACTCCGGTTCCGCGAGCCTGACGACAAATGCCAGAATAAATTTCACGGTACTGACGGACGGAGAATACGCTCGCCGGCATACGGGAAAGAATGCCCAGAACCTCAGGATCGGTATTGCGCAGAAAAATTGCGCCAATTACCGCACCTTCCAGATCATTATTTTTCCATACCGGAGTCATCATGCGGTTATCCCTGCAGCAATTGCGCGATAGCTTTCCCAGCCAAACGCCAGACGGTTTCGCCCACCATCGGTAACCCTGTCCACGATGCGCTCACCGATGGACTCCTTCAATTGCTCAAAGGTCAGGTTACTTATCAGGATTGTCGGAAGTACGCTCTCATAGCGGGCGTTGATAATTTCCTGCAGAATGGTCATTTCCGTCGGACTACCGAATTGCACGCCCACCTCATCAATAATCAGCAGATCCAGTGATGCGAAACGTTCGATAACGTCTTCCTCGGTACTGTCAGCACCGTGGCGCCACGTGTTTTTCACAGCCCGGGTCAGACGCATAACATCGGTGATTTCAACCCTTGCGAGATAGTTTCGAATAATGCTTTTCGCCATCGAAACAGCCAGGTGGTTCTTTCCTGTCCCGCAGTTCCCGGTCATCACCAGCCCCGTTCCTGCGTTAAGACGCTCCGACCAACTGTTGACGTAGCGCTGGCAGGCTTCAAGGTTTTTTGCAGCACCCTGATTAACCGCTTGATAATTACTAAACTCACAGCCCTCAAATCGGCGGGCGATCCCGACGTTGTCCAGCAGGTCAGATACCTGCAACGCATGCAGCCCGGCATCGACTGCCGCCAGCTCATCGCGCACGCACCCCGGGCACAGGGAATGTTTAACATTTTCGGTACCACGAAACGCTTTACCAGTGAGCGACATGCGCTCATAGTCGCCATGTTTTTCGCAGACTGCGGTATGGACTTCTCCTGACTCCCAGCCCCTCAACTGCCACGGAGTTTTATGTTCTACAGCGAACGCTAGTTCTTCACGAAGCCCCTCACGTTTCGCCAGCAGAGAATCCCTTTCTTCGCGTTGTTTGATGTTCAGCATTGTGTTTCCCCTTGTCACCAGTTGCAGTCTGATTGGCCGTAATCCTGTTCACTGAAGCCAGATACCGGAAGCGCACTGCGACGCCCACCTCCGGGAGCGGATGGAGTTTGCCAGGCTTCTTCGAAATGCCGATCGGGCCCAAAGAACGTTGCCGCCTGTTTGACGTATTCAGTACCAAGCTTGCCCGTCGTGCGGATGTAGGCCGCGTAGCGCTGCACGCCCGCCAGCAGCTCTGATGCCGTAGCGCCGTCGGCGATGCGAGCCTTCCAGTGTTTGTAAGCCGTTGCTTTCGGATTGCCACCAGCGCGTTTTGGGTATGCTTGCCAGGCGGCTTCGAACTCTGGAGAGTATTCCTGTCGCGCTGCTGGTTTCGTACCACTGGTTTTTCCAGATGATTTACCACTTCCGGAAATGGCTGTCGGTGTAGCGGCGCCAGCCGATGCACCAAGAGTGTTTTTAATCTCTGTAGTAGTCTTTGTTGTAGTAACCATTAGAGAGCGGGCGTTTTTCCCCTCATCCATCGGTGCATCCTGCACTTGTCGATCAGGGCAACTTGCCCCGTTCGATGAGGGCACCTGTTCCGCATCATTAAGCAACTCGCAATCATGGTTGATGGTGTAATAATTTGTCCGGTCATGCTGGGACTTATTGAGCTGCTCGACATCGAGACATCCCTGTTTGACGAGTGATGTAAAAGCGCGTTTAACGGTATCTGCCGACCAGAACGGGAATTGTTTTACCCACGACTCATAGCTGTTGAACACCCAGCGGCGACCAGAATGGATAACTCCCTGTTCTTTGTCGTTAATCCAGTAGTTAACCTGCTGCAATACGATCGCTTCGTTCAGACCGATACGCGTAGCAAGCTCAGGGTTGATGACTAGAGGGCGAAAATTAAAAAGCATGCTCATGCTGCACCCGCTAACTCAGTATCGTGAGTAAACTTGCCATCCCAGCGCTTCTTCATCGGAAGGTGCCCCTTGAGATAGTGTCGGTAAATCCACACCGCGCCTTTGCGCAGCAGGAGCGGCTTGAATGTGTCGCGCATATCGCCGTCGTCCTGCTCTATCTGCCCGGTACGCTCACTGAGGTAGAGATCGCGTGCATAGTGATGAACCCGCCAGCGCGGATATTTAGCATTTGGCTGGTCGTCATAGAGCCAGTTATGTTCGAACAAAAACGCATTAACCTGCTGGACGTTGACGCCGTTCAACTGCTTACAGAACTGGCAAGGAGACATACCCGGCTGAAAAAGGTTTTCGAGGTGCTCGATATACTTTGCCTGGCGCTCGACGTATCCAAGTGCTCGACGGGCAGCTTCACGTTCGTCTGCCCATGCGCGGGCAGCAGCCACTTCATCTGAAAAATCAGGGAGATCATTGGACGGAGTAAGGCTGTATGAGCCAGTTGCTCTGATTGATGGCAGCACATCAGCAGTGACCCAGCGTTTGAAGCGCTTAGCCTGCTTTTTGCGACTTCCCATGATTGCGGCATACAACCCGGATTCATTGATAACTGATTGATTTGTATAGTTACATCCAATAAGGATGGTTTGATTATCTTTATCCTCATCATCAATCAGCTTTGTCATCGCCTGCGTCTGGCTGTAACCAAGCGCAAGGGCAACATCCGCGGCCACAAACCACGGAACATTGTTAATTAGCAAGGTCCGAACTGAAGCCAGCAGCTCACCAGCATCAGACTTAAAGTCGTATGTTTTGATAGTGGTATTCATTTTGAGCTTCCTGTTGTTCGTTGTGACATGTCACGCCTCGCCTTGTTCTGTGTGGCGATGCCTTTTCAAGCTGTCAGGAAGTCCATCATTCTTATTGGGGTAAAGATCTGGCCTCACCTCATGTGGAGTGATAGCCCATCCAACCAGCTCTGAAAGTTTCAATACAAATCGAGCGGGAATTACCGATTTAGCAAACCATTGATTAACGGCCTGAGGGGTAACCCCTAAACCTTGGGCGATGCTTCTTTGAGAAGTAATTGTTCCTAACTTTACACGTAAATCTGTATTCATAACTCACCATCAAGTTTATCTTTATACTGAGAGGTTACATCAAGTATTAATTAACATGCAAGAAGTAAGATCATGCGTTAAACTTGAAATCAAGCGATGCTTTATGCATGCTGACTTTGGGATAAAACCTTTGGGGGAATGGCGTGGCAACCGCAGACATGATTCAAGAACTACTTAAGATAAAGGGTTGGAGTAAGGCGGAGTTAGCCCGCCAACTTGGTGTGAGTGCGCAAACTGTTGTGTACTGGACGAAAGGAGATACGGTTCCCAGGGGTAAGCGTCTAGCTCAACTTTCTGAGATCAGTGGATATCCACAATCTTGGTTTTTAGGTGAAGAGCAAAGTCCATCCTTTCCCGCTTCCTCTCACAAAGCAGACGAAAAAAATGGTGTAAAATTCAGTGTATTGGACATCGAATTTAGCTGTGGTGATGGTACCAACGTTAAAGGCGATTTTATTGACGTAGTACGTTCCATCGAACTTGATCCGGAGTATGCCCGGCAAGTGGTCGGAAACAGACCATTCAAAAACATCGAAATTGGAAATGCCAGAGGCGATAGCATGCTACCAACAATAGCACCGGGAGATCTGCTATTTCTCGACAAAACAATCACATATTTTGATGGTGATGGAATATATGCCTTTTGTTTTGAAGGTGAATGTTTCGTCAAAAGACTGCAGAAGACAGGAAGCAAAATCGTCGTTCTTTCTGATAATCCAAATTACCAAACTTGGTGCATCGAGAAGGACGCTTTAAACATGCTATACATCCAATCAAAAGTTGTATCCTCAGTTCCATTCAATATAAATCGATTCGGTTAATCATTGATTCAAAACGGGCTTCCCGCCCGTTTCCTACCACCAAAAAATCCATTCAAAAAAATAATCAAGTTTAACTTGACTAAATCTTTTCCCATATATACTCTCTCACCATCAAGTTTAACTTGATTAAACTTTAGCATCGAGGGGAGTGAGAATGAAAAATTCAATTGAAATGTTGGAAAGCATCGCAGCTGATATTGTGGAAAACACCTCGTTACTTGAGGTTATTTACCGCATCAATGAATTGCCACCAGAAGCCGATAATGCAATTGCTTGCCTTATTCGCTCAATGCAGAAAACGCTGGATGGTGTTAATGAGTATGTTTCGATGTTACCCACTACTACTCGAGGTGATAAAGCAAAAGATAGAATCGATATTGATGATATCGCTGATGATGTATTTAATGTGACTATTACAGTGAACCAGCTTAACGAACTGGCACATATATACAATGAGTCATATTTCACCGATAAAGATAGTGACGATCCAAAATGCCTGATGTCAGCAACAATTTATGACTACGCAAGAAAAGTTAAGGATGAACTGAAAACCATCGAAACTAAATTAGGTTAATAAATAAAATTTTTAATAACGCCTTAATCGGTGGGACATCACTCACTATGAGGAAATGCAAATGAATATTATCGTCAGAAATGAAGTCGTGAATAACAAAGCCCATCCAGTCAATCAGGATGACGACATTCTTTACATAAACAAAGCCCACAAAACAGCAGAGTGTGCCAATAAATATGCACATGAGCTGCGTGCTGAATTTACCCAGTTGCTTATGCCAGCAATCACACGCACTGATGTGAAGGTAGCGGGAAGATTCACCTCATTACTTAATGAGCTTTGTTTCATGACAAAAATGACGATGGAGAACACCTCAAAGGGGGGGGGGCAATAATGACGTTTCTGAAAGATAAAGCAGCACACAAGACAGCAAAACTTTTCGCCTCTTATGGAAATAGTTATCTGCATATTGCAAACCTTTTTCTGCGCAATGCTTACGGGCGGTAGTGACAATGAAAAACAACACCATTGAAATTTATCGCCGCCGCATTGCTATTGCGACATTAAACCGAATGAAGCGCAAGACAGGAGGTTATTGTCTCTCCGTAAATATGCCCGATGACAATATTCAGGTTATCGAGATTAACGAAGAATCAATACTGAAACTTTTGCTGCGCTTCGAAAAACAGGCTCGGACTGAATTCAACACAGAAGCGGAAACATTTCTTCGCCAGACGTATATGAAAAGCGTCGATATCAATGGACACACCGAATATCTGACCGAAACCGGAAAGATGATTGTTGACGAGATTTTTGCGGAGTTAATTAAACACGCGAAAGAGAAATACGTATGTGGAGGAATTAACTGATGGCCTCACAACAAACAATTATGCACGGAATGCAGATCCCCCCCCCAGTCCTCAACGTGGATCTGCATGTGCTTCCGGATTTCACCGGACGCGTGGTTCTTTACATCGAAAAAGGGCGTGTGACATGCGACCGCCGGCTGCTCGACGACGAACATATTTGCGCACTGGACACTTTTATCGAAATGGCCCGCGAAGCCGGGTTACGTATACAGGAGCTAACTGGTGGCACTGACAGCAATTCGAATACCTGAACGCGTACACCTGCAGGCGATGCAGGTCCTGCTGCGATACCGACGGAAGCGAGTATATGCACGACGTATGCGACGCACCGGATTTCTCAGTCTGAAGGTTAATCCGCGCTGGCGGATGCTATCGAAAGACAATGGCCGCAATTGGGAAGTAATGAGTCATGAAACGTATAACGGAGAATTAAAACGATGAGTACCAACAAAAACGACAACGTAAAGCAGCTAGTTGCCCGACTGAAAGAAATGCAGGAGCAGTCCGGTACGCACATCCCCGCGTGGATGCTCGATGAAAATCGTTACGGCAAAGGTGCTCTGACAACTGAAGAACAGCATGAATGGGCTGAAACCGTTTGTCACTCCATGCGCGGAACTGTCGCCCTGCTTTACCTGATTGAATGCGAAAAGCGCTGGGGACTTCGTGACGGTGAGTATCAGTTTAAAACCGGTGAGTTTGTTTTTGGCTTAACGCGGCAGCTTATCGAGAACCTGCTTATTGAACACGTAGAAGGCGCACTGATCGAGAAAAAACCGCAGGAGCGATATCTGGCTGTCTTCCAGTTCTACTCCGCCAACGATCAGCGCCTGAAAGAAGACGGTCATTCGTGGTTTGCAGAGTTTTTAGACGACATCTTTACGGATCTTGCCACTCGCGTTCGCGCTGGGGAAGTAACACCTGTTCAACACATTTTACACTGAGGTAAATGATGATGAAAAACCAACTTATGACCTTTAGCTCAGAAGAACTCAATTTTTCTATGAGTGGAATTCTTTATGAGGGAAAACCAGCCTTTGACGCTGTAGAACTGGCTAAATCCCTCGGTTATACGAACCCAGCAAAAGCGCTGAAAGACCACTGCAAGGCGTTGATTAAACTTGATTATAACGAATCGTTAGAATTGGGTTTTGGTGAAAAACCGCGCGGTACTCAGCTTGCTGGTCAGGCTGATTTGTTCCGGCTTATCCTGCGCAGCCAGCTTCCATCCGCTGAACGTGTGCAGGACTGGGTTTGCGAAGATGTTCTCCCATCCATCATGACAACCGGAACTTACAGTAAAGAAGCGTCAGGCGTTCAATCAACACAACAGGAAATCAGTATGAACCATGACATTCTTTCACTGGCCCGCGTAGTGGCCGAAGCAACCGCATCAGCGACGATGAAAGCAGTAATGGAAGTGAGTGGCGCCAACCTGGTTGCTGCTTCGCCTGTATCTTCCTCTCTACCACAACGGCGCATTAGTTCGACTGAATTCGTGAATACCGATGCCGAATTCGTTCCGGTACACAAAGTGTCATGGGAAACCAGTCTGTCCGATCCTTCGTGCCGTCGTCTTGTTCAGTTCGCAAACCTGCCCTCCAGACAGTTGCCGGGAGTTCGTGGGCTGTGCGTACACCGTGAATCGTTCATTCACGCATTTCAGGTGCTGCTGGAAGAATCCGTTCGCCCAAGCGGTAAACGCAAGCGCTGGCAACATCCTGAATTTGGTGGCTTCGTTCTGCGTAAGGATCCGAAAGAGATCTTCGTGGAGGTGGAGGCATGATCATCCAGTCGAAACTCATTCGCGCAGCTCTGGTATGCGCTGCAAAAAATGATGTCCGTTACTACCTGAATGGTGTGCACATCACTCCGAAATATATCGAGTCAACTAACGGGCATGTAGCACTGCGCATGGAGCACGGCATCCGGACGAAGAAAAACATCATCGTCCAGTTTGAAGGACCGGTTCCGGCGAAAGCGGAAACCACTGAACTGGTATTCAACAAAGAAGCCTTTGCCATTCACCGCGACACGTTCGAGCGTCGGATCTCGATCACTGGCATCAAACTTGTTGATGGTCGTTTTCCTGATATGGAACGCGTCATCCCGAAAAAAGTGGATTTCAGTATCAATCCGGTTATCCAGGCTGAATACCTCAGCTATCCGGAAAAGATGTTTGGTCGCGAGCGAAAGTTTATTCCCATCCAGTTACGCCCTTCCGGTGAGGCTGGAGCGGTACGCATTCAGTTCGATCCAGTGATCAACACTACATACGGTAACCCTGAGTTCGTCGTGATGCCATGCCGTGATGATGCTTTCAAAATTGTTGAGGAGCATCTGGCATGAAAATCCAATACCAGGACTACGGCGCCGTGGCGAACATCGTTATCACCAGCACGGTGTTTGAATTCCGTAAACATAACCGGGTGGTAGACGCCACGCTGATCTGCACTCCAGGAATAGTTGCAAACCGCAGTGGAATGTTCTTCATGAAGACGGTTTTGTCCGGAAAATCCCGCGATATGTTGCGAGCCCACAAGACAATCCAGCGAGAGGCGGCACGATGAGCAAAATTCAGAACCCTGTCGTGCTTATCCATAAGCGCGAAAACAGTGACACCTACGCTGTTGCGATTACCAGTGGCAGCCAGGACTATCACGACGCCGTTCTGATGGCGACGATGGAACCGGATATGACCGGCGATGATGTGGATACCTGGAGCAAAACCGGTTACTACATGGCCACGGAGATTGAGCGACTAAAACAAGCCCTGTCTTCTGCGGAAAGCAACCTGATTGATTCTGAATGTCATGTAGCTGAATTGATAAGCAGCAGAGACCGTGCCAATGGGTTGATTGACACATATGACTGGCAGCGCCAGCGCCTCCATGAAGCCGCTGAGAAGGTCATCAAATGGTGCAGACAAGAAGCGGAACATCGTACCGGTGATCCTGACAAAGCAGAAAACTACGCGTGCGTTAAAGAACTACGCGACGCATTAACTTTTTGCGAAAGCTCTGGAGGTATCGGGAAGAAAACTCTGACTATCTCCCTGCCAGATATCACGTCAAAGGCGTTCTGGAGCGATACCGGGAAAAGCGAAGTATTCCATCCGGAAACCTATAAGCGCTGGGTGAAAGAAGCTATCGAGCGAGCTTGTGTCATTGCCGGGATCGGCGTGGAGGTCAAGTAATGGCAGACGTTAGCAACGGACCAGTTTCAACCCTACCCGGGAACGTTTGCAATTTACCGGCTGGCACAAAATGCGACGAGCACCCTGATCGTGATGCTGTTCGCCGCGTCCAGGGCGAAACGGATTCGTTTGGCTGCGAGTATCACGATATGTGTCAGGAATGCCACGATGAATATGTATGGGAATCCCAAAACGCAGACTATTCCGGCAAATGTAACTGGTGCGGTAAACATTCTGATCACTTGTACCCCCACAGAGACATCGAAGAAGGGAGCTACGGTCGCGTATATGAGGTATGCAAACCTTGTATTGATGCCGAACGCCAGCGTTGGGAGGAAGAGGATGAACAAGGCTTTTGAAATCTGGGTGCGTCAGCGGTACGGAAACCGCTACGACCTCTCGCGGGATCAGGAAGGATTCTACTGCCGGGAAGTGGTTAAACGAATGTTCGAAACGTGGTGCCACTGCCGTGGCCTTGACGTGATGTGAGGCGGGTATATGAGCAATGTTATTCAGTTAGCTCCTAACGATTGGGTTTGTGAAAGTGTTCTGATCGCGGTGACCGGGCTCAAGCCCGGTACCATCCTCCGGGCCAGAAAAGAGTGCTGGATGGTTGGCCGGGAATATATCCACGTTTCACCAGATGGTAACCCGAAGCCATCAAGTGAATGCATGTATAACCGTAAAGCGGTCGATGCCTGGGTGGCTTCGATGAAAAACAAACAGCCAGGGTGATTTGATGCCATGAAAAAGGTAAGCTCATATCGCTCTTGGGCGTCTGGAGGTATCAATGGATAAAGTCACATATCCAACAGGCGTCGAAAACCACGGTGGCACTTTACGCATCTGGTTTAATTTTAAAGGTAAGCGTGTCAGGGAAAGCCTCGGTGTCCCTGACACCGCTAAGAACAGAAAGATAGCCGGGGAACTGCGGACATCAGTATGTTTTGCCATCCGCACAGGAACATTTGATTATGCAGCACAGTTTCCTGACTCCCCTAATCTCAAGGCTTTTGGTGTAAGTAAAAAAGACATTACAGTGAAAGAACTTGAAGAAAAATGGCTGGATCTGAAGCGGATGGAAATCTGCGCGAATGCATTCAATCGCTATGAGTCTGTCGCAAGGAATATGGTGCCAAGGATCGGAGGTAATCGCCTGGCGTCAGCAGTAACCAAAGAGGAATTGCTGTATCTCAGGAAAGATTTGCTAACTGGTTACCAGAATCCGACGAAAAACAAATCCCCGACAAAAGGGCGAAGCGTTGTTACTGTGAACTATTACATGACGACAATGGCCGGAATGTTTCAGTTTGCTGAGGATCACGGTTACTTAGAGGTGAACCCATTCGAGGGAATTAAGCCTCTGAAGAAAGCCAGGGCAGAACCAGATCCTCTTTCTCGTGATGAATTTATTCGCCTGATAGATGCATGCCGGCATCAGCAGACGAAAAACCTGTGGTCATTAGCAGTGTACACAGGAATGCGTCACGGGGAACTGGTCTCCCTGGCCTGGGAAGATATCGACCTGAAGGCGGGAACAATTACCGTCAGGCGTAATTATACGAAACTTGGTGAGTTCACTCTACCGAAAACCGAGGCAAGCACAGATCGAGTGGTGCATCTTATCCAGCCCGCAATCAGTATCCTGAAAAATCAGGCTGAAATGACAAGGCTGGGCAGGCAACATCACATTAAAGTTCAGTTACGTGAGTATGGCCGTTCGGTGAACCATGAGTGTACATTCGTCTTTAACCCGCATGTGGTCAGACGCAGTAAGCAGGTAGGATTTATCTACCGGGTCGATTCAGTAGGCGACTCATGGGAAGCTGCACTAAAGCGCGCGGGGATCAGACACAGAAAGGCGTACCAGTCACGACATACCTATGCGTGCTGGTCATTATCTGCTGGTGCAAACCCGAGTTTTATTGCCAGTCAGATGGGGCATGCGAGCGCGCAGATGGTGTTCAATGTTTACGGTGCATGGATGGCTGACAGCAGCGCAGAGCAGATCGCAATGCTGAATCAGAAGCTGGCAGATTTTGCCCCATTGATGCCCCATAGCCACGAGAACAGTACGGGAGGATTATTAAAATCAGTAAGTTAA